CGTATGCGACCAAACCCTTCGGTGCCTACGGCTGGGAAGCGGTGCCAGGAAGCGTCGGACAGCGTGCGGCTACCCGGTCAGTCATGAGGATGTTGACTCTCGGCACCCTGATGACCGTCGGTATCAACGAGATGATGGGACGTGAAACTGACTTTCGTCCGGTCATAAAGATAGACGGTAAATGGGTGAAGAACCCTAACTTCATGCGCTTCAATGCGTTTGGCAGAGACACCTCAGTGTTCGGCACCTGGGACTCTCTCCTTGGATTGATGATTACGTCGGCCCAAGGAGATGTCCACGAAGCAGTACGTTCTATGTCTTCAGGCGTGGTGCGGAACGTCTGGGACTTCGGAACGGGCAATAGTTTCACCGGCGAGAGGACGAGAGATACCTGGGGGCAGAGAGCCAAACACATGATGGAGAACATCACCCCGTTTGTCGGAGATGACTTGGTAGGACACGCCGATAACATCGGTCAATCTATCGCTCAACGGGATGTCGGTAGGACTGTGGGCGCATCAGTGCTTGCTTTTGGGACTCTTCATGGCTTGAAGACCACTCCGATGTCGCCGCGAGAGGAACTGACTGAACTGCGCTTAGACCGTGCTAGAGACCTTTATGCACAGGGTGCCTTCGATGCTGATAACAACGACAGAGAATTGTCTGACGAAGAATTGGACACCCTGTACGACGCGCTTCATGTCGATGCCTGGAAGTTCAGCCCTAAAGATGTCCCACAATGGGCACTTGATGCTATCGACAATACAGCGGTGATACGAGAGAAAAAGGAAGAGATAGCCCAGCACCGTCGTGACCGTGGCAATGACACGCAGGTCATGGTGGATGAGATGGATGAGTTAAAGGAAGGCTTTCATTCTAGGTTAGATGACGCGGCTGCTGAACTCGGACTCACACCGACAGGTGAGCAACGGGTCAGCGGTCAGTTGAAAGATGCTTTGGTGTCTGCTACCAGGGATTACGCCGTCCGCTTGGATGAGAAAAAAACCGCCCATGTTGAGGTGATAGATAAACTTGACCAACTAAAGAAAGAGGAACAGTCCATCGCTGTCTATAACCTGGTTCGGGATGACATTTTCACCAAGCTATACGACCCGGATAGAGTGGATGCCCTGGGACGTTTCGATTTTGAAGGTTACCAAGCAGATGAAGACAGCATAAGGTCTGATTACGCCAAGTATACCGACGCGCAGGGGAACAGTATCGTTGACAGTGTCTTCGCTGGCCTTCGCGATGAAGAGCATCCGGTTCAAACCCGATGGCGAGAGGCGAAGGATATCATAGAGCCATGGTTCAACGTCCCTGACGAAATGGCTGATGCTGTGATGCAGTTGCCGGGTCTAAGTAATGACGATAAAAAACTGATTAGTATGTACCTTGAACCAGGGGCTGAGAAAAAGACAAGGGATTTGATTGCACTAGCCTCTAAAAGGAAATCTGGCTTGGATATCGTCGGTATCTACAATCAAGCAGTCGATGCTATGAGAGCCGCTTTACGCAATGAAGCTACCAATCCTGATGCTGTTGCCCTTAACCGGGAACTGGTGGCTTGGGACTTGGCGTCATTAAGTCTCTCGACTATGCGGCTAGGCAACATTGAAGGATTCATCCAGAACCTTGACCAGGAAGCATTGCGAGAATTGATAACCTCAGTGACGCCATAAATTGACAGGAATTTACGGGAAAGGTTACACTTTTCCTTAGTGATTACTCCTATACTGCTAAGAGGAGCATCGCATGGTAACAACACCGGCACCAGAGGAACCCCAGGTAGAGGAACAGGCACCGCAGGAGGCTCCTGAAGAGGTGGCTGAAGAGACTACCCCAGAGAAACCTGAAGAAGATATCAGAGCGCGAAATGCCGAATTGGAGGCTCAGGTCGCCAAGTTAGAGAATGACCTGCGTTCCAAGGACGGCCAACGCCGTAGAGATACGGACAGGGACGCGGAACTGGCTGGTATCCGGGATAGTGTGGGCGCACTTCAGAAGGTCTTCACCCTGTATATGGAAGACCGGAAGATGGATATGTCTGATGAAGCGCAAGCCCAGATATCACGGGTTAGTCAGGAGTTGGCTCAAGGGCAGGCGACCAGAGACTGGAACGCCCGCTACGAGAAAGAGCAATCCCGCCTCATGTCCACCGTTCAGGACGACGAGGGCAATATCCTCATCAATGAGGATGATGTCATCAAGATTCAGAGCGATTGGCAGGCAGCTTGGGCTGAAGGCTCAAAGGCCACCAGAGGCGACTACGAGGATATCATCAATATCCAGATAGAAGCCGCCAGGATGGTTGCCCAAGAAGAACGCCGTAGAGCCGCTGATGAGCGTAAACGCCTCTCTGATGAGGCAAAGAACGCTGCAAAGACGGCCCTTGAGAAAGCAGGCGTAGCTAACCTCGATACCGGGGCAGCTATCGCAGGCGGGAATGAAGAACTCCGTGGAGCAGCCCTGATAGAACGTGGGCTGCGAAGACGAAACCTATAAGGATATAAGATGCCAACACTTAGCGAATACCAGAAGTTGGCTAACGACGATGTTACGGCTGGTGTATTCGATAACATCATCACCGCATCGGAATTGGCCCCCTTCCTCCAGTTCACTAGCTTCAGTGGAAACTCCCTGGTCTACAACCGGGAAAGCACACTTGGGGCGGCAGCTACCCACCAGGTAGGAGACATCTGGTCTGACACCGAACCGACTTACACGAAGAAGACCGTGTCCCTCACCACCGTGGGTATCCAGCATCCTCTAGACCGATTTGCCATGCAGACTGCCGACAACGTGCAGTCCCAGGAAGCCGTCCTTCTGTCCAAGATGGCGAAGTCCATCAGCCGGAAGCTGGAAGACCTCCTGCTTAACGGTAACTCTGGCAGCGTTTCGACTGAGCCAGAGGGACTGACCTCTCTGCTTATCAGCGATTCTCGTCTCCTGATGATGGACGACGGCTCACAGCCCTCTACCATCGCCGGGGATGAGACCGAACTTACCCTTGACCGCCTGGACGCCATGATTGACCTGGTGGAGAACGGTAAGCCGGACTTCCTGATGATGAACAAGACCATGCGCCGTAAGCTGACCTCCCTCGCCAGGGCGACTGGCTCAGGCGTACTGCTCAATTCTGCTGAGATGTTCGGTCACCAGTATGTCCTCTACAATGGCATACCCGTGGTCATCAACGACTACATCTCCAACTCTGAGACTTACGAGAACTCCGGTGCCTGGGCATCCTCTTCTGCTACTACCATCTATGCCGTTAAAACCGGCCAGGAGAAGCAGGGCTGGACTGTCATCCACAACGGCGCAGTTCTCGACCCGGACATCCAACGGTTGGGCACCAAGTTCGACAAGAACGAAGATGTCTACCGGATGGCTGTCTATCTGAACGCAGTCGTGTACTCTGCCAAGTCCTGCGCGGGCCTGGCTGGTATCGACTCCAACGCATAACGACAATCAAACCTCGTTGAGCATAGTTCCGTAATCTGATGATGAGGTATTAATAATGGCTGACCCATATGTCAAACACGCACAAAACGTGTTCTCTGCAACCATCGGCTCCACAGCCGTAACTGCCGGGGACATGGTCTATTTCGACGGCACCGACTGGGAACTTGCAGATGCTTCTGCTCACACTTCTTTCGCGGAGGCGATGGCAGTTAATAGCTATGCCTCTGGCGATGTGGGTGTGCTTTGCACAGGCGGTGTCATAGTTGATATCGATGCCCCCTACACCCAGGGAACGGCTATGTACCTGTCGGAGACCGCTGGGGATATCACAGCTACAATCCCGACTACTAACGCTGCTATTAAACAGGCTGTTGGGTTCTCGCTGTCCACTTCCTCAGTCAGAGTTGACATCCGTATGCCTGGCTACCAGAACCAGTTCTTCCCGGTGAGTGCCTATGACACCTCTGGCGAACCTGGTCTTGGTGTGGTGACGGATGGCTGGCCTGGCCCTGGCCTGGACGGTGCTACTGAGACCGCCTATATCGTAGGTCGGTTCCCTGACAACTTTGTTGAACTGGAGATGGCGCGAATCGTAACCAATAACACAGCGACTTCTGCTGTTGACTATGACTTCACTGTTGTTGCTGGATACGACAATGCGTCCAATGCCCAGGACACGGGTACGGCAATCACCGCCAGTACCTCTGAGGCAACTCCTGCTGATAACCTGCTGGTGACATTCGATGTCTCTTCCATGCTTGATGCAGGGCTTCAAGGGCCAGGTCGTAACTTTGCCATATTGATTGACCCTGATGGCGTAGGTGGTGGCGAACAGCAGATTCTAGGTATGAACTTGGGCTGCTTGGTCGTCTAAACTTGCAAGGTATGAAGTATCTCCGCACGGACTTAGGCGGTAATACCTGTGTCCATGTGGACGTGGTGAACGGTCAAGTAGGTTTCAGTGTCCGTGAGGACGGGGCTGACCCTGCTCGTCCACCTCTAGCTGATTTCTGGTTGACTCGTGATAAGTTGTTGAAACTACACAACATCATGAGTCAACTAGCACCGCAGCCAGAGACTACTCCTGAACCGCGCCCAGCGCGAGAGAGCAGTTCACCCTTCTTCCAAGTAAACATAGATGCTATTCTCACGCACCAAGAGGGGTTAATGAAACAACCTCCCTGGTGGCTTAGATGGTTCTATTCAGCTGTGGTAACGAAGGAGAAATATCATGGTGACACGGACTGACTGCCCTTGTGGTAAGACAGATTTAAGCGCAGCCCAAATGACGATGCACCGTCGCTCTAAGGCCCACCAGGAATGGGAGGGTACTCAGGGTGGTGTAGTTGCTGTGGCTGAATCCGGTGATAAAGACTTTGATGGCATCTTGGATGCCGCGAGACAGGGCGAGGATGTGCGCCATATCGCTAAGATGGTGCGGTCTATCTACCGCGCCAGAGGGTGGCCCAATGAGGAACACCCCGAAACCGTCCGTGACTGGTTAGAGTCTCACAACATTCCGATAATCGACGTTCCAAACCATTCCGACCCGGACGAGCAGCGTAAATATATCGCTGAAGAGACGGAGCGTATCCGTCTAGCTGGGTGGGGGAAGGATTGGAACATTACATGAGGTGCCTAAATGGCAGAAGTAATCCCTTCCAAGGACGAGATAATCCATGCTGAGTCCCTAGCTTTAGGGGAGTCCGCAGAAACTCTGGTGGCCGCAGGTGCCACCATCCCCCAGAACACTGGCGATATAGTCGTGGTCTGTCCTTCAGGGGACAGTCTCCACTGGGCACCCAGCGTCACCCCTACCTCCTCTCTAGGCCGTCCTATTACCCTGGGACATCCTGGCCGCATCCCCCACGCCTTCAACAAGACTGCCAAACTTATCTCCGATGACGGCAGTGATGTGACCTGTGTCCTCATCTATGTCCGTGGCTCTGGACGCCAAGACCTGGCTTACTCTGCTACGGAGCCGTTCTAATGCCTGCCGACAGAAAGATGGCCTATAGGGCCACTACCTTCAAGATGATAGACGCTAACGCTATCACGGCAGGCACTGAGGAGACCGTTTGGACACCACAGTCAGGGAGCAAGATACGCCTCCTGGGTTGGTGCCTGTCGTCTTCTGCGAATGCCGCTATCGAGTTTCAGGACAGCGCGGCTTCGGGTACGGTTATAGCCCAGACACCCCTCCTGGCTGCTGCTGGTGTCCACAACTCGCCTGATCTAGGAGACGGCATAGTGCTGTCTGCCGCTGACGGCGTGTTGAAGATGGACGTAACTGTCAACTCTACCGTATCTGGTATGGTCTGGGGAATCGAAGAACCTTCCTAGAGAGGACACATGGCTAACGAGTTCAAGCACAAAGACCCTGGCGCAGAACTGACGCAAGCAGAATATATATCGTCTGATGGCACAGGCCATGTATTTGATTCGCAGGCGCAAGGTGACATCTTGTATGCCAGCAGCACGACTGTGCTGTCTCGCCTTGAAAAAGACGCGAACTCCACCAGGGTTCTTACCAACACAGGCACAAACAACAACCCTGCCTGGGCGCAAGTCACTCTTACCACTGGAGTCACTGGTACGTTACCTGTGGCTAATGGTGGTAGTGGAGCAACTAGCTTGACTGATGGTGGGATATTACTCGGTAGCGGGACAGCCGCAGTCACCGCAATGTCTGTTCTTGCAGATGGTGAGATTGTAGTGGGTGACGGTAGTACAGACCCTGTTGCTCTTGCGGCGTTCTCGTCCAGCACAGGGGCGTTAAAGGTAGCTAACGGCGGGACTGGTGCGACCACGCTGAATAACCTCATCACGCTTGCAACGCATACTAATGGGAATTACGTTGCTACGATAGCTAACGCCGAAAATGGCGGCACAACGATTGCCAATAGTGGTTCAGAAAATGCGGCGGTCACTATCACCGTCAACCTTAATGGTGTGGGCGTTGGTACGGTTGCAGTTGCCGATGACAGTATCGCCATCATTGATGCCACTGACAACGCGACTAAGAAGGAATCCATCGCTGACTTCGTATCAGCTATCGCAGGAGCGAACCT